ATCAAAATAATGGCGCAAATATTCCATGTTGAACCAATTCAATCGGGTCGAAGCAAGAGAATCATCTCCAACTGTCCCGAGGTGAACCATATCTCTGAAAGGTGCTATAAACGTACCAGAACCTCTCATTCTATCAAAATAAGCGCACCTATGCAACAGACAATTCGCTATGCCATTTATGGCAATCGTGAGATAATTTCCCGAGGGATTCCAACTGTCAACGACAAACACAGTACCATTGTACAACCAAGGATTTTGGGCTATATCACAAACATACGTGTACACAGCCTTAATATCTTCGGTTGAATAGCCCGAATAAGACGCTAGAGCGGCAAAAACCTTACCGACAGAACGAATCAATTGCCCGGAGAGTTTAATATCATATTTCTTGAAATCTCCTTCCAATACTTGGTCGGGTTTAAATGCTATTAGGCGTTGGTACACCTGCTCCCAGTCAGAAGTCGTCACGTTAGTACCCTGTAACAACTCAGACTCCAAAGGAATATCATACAGAGCCGCCAACAAAGGAGCAAAAAGCATCTTACCAACCAAAAAATGGACAAATGGAAATACTGCGAAAACACGCACCTTGCTCTTGCCCTCATTAAACTGGGGCAACTTAGTGGGCTCATCTTTCAAAGCCGTTTTCACCAAGGGGCTTAGCAACTCACCACGACGCAATTGAGACAGCGCATCTTGAGTAGACTTGATCAAGCGAGAATCCAATTCGAACACTTCCTACCATTATCTAAGTAATAAATCTTCAGATAGTCAGTCTTCTTCTTATTCAAACCAAATCCTGGCGAAGTCTTATCGCGCAAAGGTTTTATCCATCTGTTGCCATCGACTCCATTCAGAGCATCAAAAACACTCAACGGAACGGCGCCACCAAATTCAATACGTCTGAAAGCCGGAAACAATCCTGAAACATAATCATTCATCGACATACATAAGATGGAATGCCGAATTGATTCCATTGCACGCACTCCCTGTTGGAAGTACTCAGCATGATTCCTATCACTACGAAACTCAGGTCTTCCATGAATCCGCTGCCAGCCAGCTTTCTCCAAGAATTCACTAATGGGAGTAACCCTCACTTGCGAATGGGGCGTGGTTCTAAAATTGGGATTATACCCAGCCACCTCACAATGAGGCACTGGCAAATCAGCCTCATCTTTAACAAAATTGACAACACTTCGTTCATGAATTTCATCAGTCATCGAAAAGCAAGGTTCACCATCTAAAGGGGATACATCGTTCAAACCCACAAAAGAATAAGGAAAACTTATCTTTGAGGGTAAAACTTCATCACCTTCAGGAATA